TCATTTCCCTTGGTTATCTTGCAATTCCTGCAGATTACTCCACAAGTCCTCATCTGTCCCAAAGATGTCAGCCAGAACGCGGGCTTCATCATCGCTAAGACGACGCATACCGCAGATGAAATCTTCAACATCCTGCCGGGAAATCCCCATAGCTTCCCCTAAAGCATCATGAGACATGTTCAGCGGTTTTAAAAATTCCTCTGCCAGTATTTCTCCCACTGTCACAGGGCCGGCGGTATCTGCTTTTGTGTAGTAAGCAAAAATCTCTGAACGCCCCTGCTCATACGTCAGCTCACCTGAAATAATACGTGCCTTAATGGACTCATACAGTGACGTACCACTGGGGTCCATTCCTTCAAGTCTCAGGGAAGCCTCAGCTTTCCGAAAGCCCTCAATGCGTAACCGTGAATCGGGAGTCCTAGACATAGTTTTTCCTTTGAGTTGCAGAAGTAAAGTTCGCTCAGTGAGCGTCACCTCGCGCTCCCCCGTAAACTAACGCGCTTGATTCAAGATTTATTATTACCGGATAAGCTATCACCGACAAAATCATCATGTTTGCGGTTATCCTAACGAGTAGCTGTTTGTTTACGTATCTGAGTCGCCAACTCCCCTCCAATAGTCTGTTGGACACGAGAAGAATTGCTACTTCGTTTCATTGTCTGGTATTCAGCAGCTCCGTTAGCCATGCTGCTTCCCATATAGTTTGCCATGCGGCCAGCACGCGAGAACGACGCAGCAAAACCTTCCCTTCCCCACTGGAATTATCTTTACCGGATGGTTGCTCTCCCGATATGTCTACAGAACCGGTATCTTCACCACCGCCAAATCCGCCGCCTGAACCATCACCGGCAGATCTGGATTCTTCGGCCATTGCCGTTTGTGCAGATTCGAACGCGGCTTTTAATGCTGAGGCCCCACCACTGAATTGAGCTGTAGCGCTCATTGCCATCGTTCCAGCGCCACTAATCGCATTAGCAGCACCCGTAATCATACGCGTCCTAAACCCACCCCCCCTTGTAAAGACGCCCCTCCAACAATACCAGATAACAGCAAAGGCAACTTATTCGTCAATACTAATAGGATAATTAACGCCAGGAGCAAAACAATAAGACTATTAAGATCAGGGACATCACTACCAAAACGATTATCGCGACTGTTATCATAATGGTGGAAATCATTGGCGACCAAATTGATGCGCCTGAACTGACTTTGGTTAATATCAAAAACGCCATATCAACTATGCTTGAGGGTGAAATACCAGTACCTATTCCTAAAGCGTTTGCTGCAAGTTGTCTCATTAAGTTAATTATGGACTTCGATATGACTGGGCCATTGATTAAAAGATAATAAAAAAAACCAAAAAAGTTATTTAACTGTCTGTTTTTAATTGAGTTATAAAAAATACCATAACTCAACCGAAATTTATCACATGGTACTTTTTCACACCTGAATTCTAAACCAGAGAATACCATCAAAAATTCCATTGAAAAAACCGTGCTTCCCGTTGCAAACAGCTGCCAAAATGCCAGACACAAAAGCAAAAAAGCCCGCAATTATGCGGGCTTAGAAGTACTTTACTGCTTTTACGTGCAGGCTGTTGCCAGACGAGAAATCATTCCCACTCGATTGTTTACAGTAAAAACAAAGTACTGATATATATATATTTTTAAGTTGTCAGTATTGTACCGTACCGTTTTATATACCGTCACCGGGGAGAAGTGCCCCGCTTCGTCAGGGAGTCGTACTGCCTTTCGCAGATGGCTCCGGCGGTAGTTGCCCGGTCAGCGTAGTCTGCCAGTTGTCGATTTCGTTCGACAGATTTGCTGAGCAGGTCGGCAAGCAATACGCCGGTGTCTCCGGCTGACGACCCAAAGCCGTTAGCGGTGGAATACTCTCGGAGCTGCTGCCTGATGGTATCGAGCTGGTTCCGCAGCCCGCCAGCGCGCTGAGCAGCAAGCATAGCATCGTTGCGCGCCTGATCGATACGGTTTTGCGCTTCACGTTCATTGCGGGCATTCTCCTCTTCTCTCTGCTTCCTGGTAAGCTTATCTGCAGCTACCTGATCTTCGCCGCGCTTTGCGTACCCGGCATCGTATTGCGCCTGTCCATGCTTAACCCAGGCGATACGCGCACCGGCCACCAACAAAGCCAAAACCGCCAGCAGCGCCAGCGGCTTCCACCACACCTTCAGGAAGGTGATCATGCATTCACCTTTGGAGTGAAGGCGCGAAGGTTGATGGGCTCACCATCTGGCCAGGACCACAAAAACCAGGTGAATACACGAAGATCACACACGGCGTCAAACGTCTCACCCGGGCGCACATCTTCAATAACGCACACTATTTCGTAACTACCATGGGCTTCCTGTAGCGCGACAGTGTCAAGGGTCCACCGAGGAATTAGCGACTTAATGAAGTTCATCATGCTGCAGCCACTCCCTTGCGGATCGCCTCTGCACCGGATGCATCACGCCAGAGCCAGGACTCAGCCGCCCGGCGGCGCACCAACCCCTTCAGCACCCGGCCGCCTGATTTGTTCCAGCGGGCGAACTGCGCCAGCGCCTGGTCATGCCGCTTGTTGTTCACCATCTCCAGCAGCGTGGAGTTCTTCAGCGCCTCAAGGCCGACGTTGTAGGAGAACGATACCAGCGCATCGAACTGGCCCTGCTTGAGGGAGATAGTGACGAGCTTATCCACTCCCGCCTCGAAACGCGCCAGATCGTCAAGCAGAACTCTATCCGCCTGCGCCTGATGCCATACCAGTCCAGGCTTAACCTCCCGCCCGGTGTGGCCCCAGCCGATAGTCCAGGGTGATCCGCTGAGCTTCTGCCAGTCAGGAATCAGGCGGTAATCCCGCATGGGCAGTTTTCTGGCGGTGCACGCTTTACCCAGGGCGCTGCCGGGATCCGGGTATGCCTCCAACTCGCAGTCTTCGAAATGCTTCATCACGGCCAGGCCGTTACTGGAAATCTTCATGGTGTGGACCTCTGGCTATCTTGAAAATTTGCACGACGTTGCCCTTTGTCTTGAGCATTGCCGCCAGAAACACGCCGTTCAGGATGACGTCACCCCAGTCGACAGTTGTGTAGTGTCCGTAGAAGATGCGGATCGGGATGCTGGCAGCCACGACGATCACCAGGTAGGCAAGCCAGCCGCCCCACCAGCGATGGCGCGACCCCTCCCGGCGGAACAGCAGAACCCTCAGCGACAACACGCCGCAGATGATGGCATTAGCTACGAGCAGAAATTCATGGCTGATCATCGTCCCCCCTTTTCGGCAGCATCTGCCCAGGATTGTCAGACCGGTGATAAAGCCAGATGCCGACCCGCACGGCCACGATGCTCGCAACGAAAGCGCCAGCGGAGAAAACTATGCCGGTTTCGAACGAGCTGGCTGTGATGGTAGGGATCAGGCTGAATACACCGATGATGATGGCGGCGGCAGGCTTAAAGAAGAGAAGACCACAGATGAAGGAGAGCAGAGCCAGAAGAAGCCTGCGCCGTATTGGATACTCAACCGCCGAGGTAACAAATATTACCGCTCCGGCCAGTGCGCCAATTGCTACCTCCGGTGGAACGCCTACGAGCCATGCTGTCAACGCACCGAAGCTAAGACCTTGATTTATACTTGATACCGTTAGCGAGGCCGACATGGTAGCCACCGATTTTTGTGCATAATGAACCCCCTTAGTTGGTGATCATATAGTACACAATAATCCGTTTGCGGGTAATTTTTACCGATAAAAAAACTTTCAATGAACTAAACGAAGTGGTGGTATGATTTACGCACTTACTAAACAATTAATCACGGGATCATGATGAGCGTTTTTTTGACCAGTAATATATTTATTATTTTTTCAATATTTATATCAACTGCATCCTGTTTTGTCATTTCAAAATCAGGTTTATTCAAACACATAGAATTCAGCTCAAGAAGGCTTTTTAATATTGATGGGGTTAGGGGTGTGGCGGCCGCAATGGTTGTAATGAACCATGCGGTATTTATTTTAATGAATACTGGCATAGTAAAAGGACACATATTTTAGTGAGATTGATTATCATATTTTTGCTAGATCAGGAGAGGTAGGGGTGCAAATTTTCTTTTGCATAACTGCATTTTTATTTGCCGACAGGATAATAAAAACACAAAACAATATTGACTGGAAACGGTTCTTTTACTCAAGAATCAAAAGGCTTGCTCCACTGTATATATTTATGATAACAGTCTCTTTATTGATAGCAATTTCAATATCGCCTGAGAAATTCAGCTTCTCAATTGGCAGCGTATATAGCATGATTTCAATGTATAGCTTTGGTTTTTTAGGAGGAGATGTTCATGTTTTGGGGGTAAAAATGGAACCACTCACGGCTGTAATATGGACACTTCCTTATGAGTGGAAATTTTACGCGATCCTGCCTATAATCGCCGCTATCATTTCTTCTAATAAAACCTTAATACCTTCTTTTATTTTCGTTTCAGTTATAGCCTTTATAGATTCATACATTAATTCGGCGCTATGGGTGTATTTCATAAGTGGCGCTTTTGTTGCACTGGTTTATAATAGAATCAAACCAATTGACAGCAAGGCTTTTGGCGCGCTTTCCTCAGTTGCTGCAATTGCAATTATTATTGCATTAATTAATATAGATATGGCACCTTACGGACAGATGCGATTTATCATAATCACTCTGTTTTTCTCTTTGGTAGTGATGATTCCGCCTAGCATATTTAAACTAAAACCACTGGTTTACTTAGGGGAAGTCAGTTATAGCTCATACCTGATGCACTTACCAGTCATGTTTGTTTCATTTAAATTAATAAACTCAACAAAATCACTATACAATATTAGTTTTAATGAATTCGCAATAATTACCTGCTTTGTAGTTGCGCTCTCATCAATAATTTCATGCTTCACATTCAAATATATTGAATATACTTTCATAAAGAAAAAAGTAAGTTACTCACAAGTAAGAGAGCCAGCTTAACCGGCTCTCTTACCTAACTATAGTGTTTTGTAGTCAGCCCCACCACTAATGGTTGGTGGGTCTAGCCTTGTTATAATGGTTCTTACATAAGTGTTTGCGCCGGAGATAAATCCTGCAGATAGATTTGTAAGAGAGCTGTTAGCTATCAGGTTCCCACCATTAAAAATAACGGATAAGAATCTTCCGGCAGTATTTTCAATTCTAAATATTGGCGTGGAAATCAATGGGTTCTGCTGCTCAATGCAACCAATAAACGAGTTAACAGTTATGGATGCATCAAAATCCATGTAATTGGCTGTTCTAACTATTATCTGATTACCTCTAACACCTTCAGCACCACAAGAATTCATTGTTATGCCAAATGGATTATAGAATGCGTATGCGGCGGCAATTTTCTCATCGGTGCCAATCATCGGAAATATGCTATCTGCGGTGCAGCAGGTCATTGTTGTATACTGCATGTTGTCAACAATAAATCCAAACTGATAGTTTGCAATCTGTACCATGTTCATGACATTGCTGGTGCCTGATAATGCATAACCTGTAGCGGTTCTGTACTTGCTTATTTGGAAGCCAGCATACTGTCCTATTCCAAGCCCAAGGAACTGAACGGACTCAAAGATGTTTGACCATACGTTTTCACCCCAGAATCCAAAGTTACCACACTCAAACCTGAGATCCTTTATTGTCGAAACAGCCAATTTCTGAGACCATAATGAATACGCAGGGGCGTTACTTCTGTCTGTTATATTTTTCCTTCTAAAAGTTGCTCCTGATAGTACGGCCAGAATGCAAAAGCTATCCCCACCAGTACCATCCGGGTCATAAACATCGGGGATTGTCAGCGCCATTGCATCAAGCGATGTTGTTCCGACAATAAATTTGTTGTTGGTTGTTTTCTCAAATATTGTTTTATCTTTCCCTTTCCCAACGATTCCACTACGTGAATAAATCGGCACTCCCGTTGAGTACTGAATTACACCAGAAGGGGCAAGTAAAGATGTGTGATTATTTTTACCGTACAATGTAGCTTTATTTATTTCGTTCTGATTATCAATGTTACTGTTAGGTCTTACGCCAAACCAGGTCAAACACGGTGATTCACGATCTACTCTAACCCACACCAGGGATCCGCTTGGAGGCACTATGGTAACTCCACCATCTTCCACGAGAGATTGCTTCCTGACAGCCTGGAAATAGCCACCGCCATAATGGATATCCTCAATTGATAAGCTTGCCGCAGATACAACATAAACCACATCTCCAACCGACTCGGGAGGGAATGCACGAAGTTCATTTAGGTTTAAAAACCTTCCTACTGCATTGAATCCATCAGTGGATTTTATAGATTTAAGTGTCTCGCCAACCGTGCCATCAGGATAATTAATAGCCGGGTTAAAACCTGACAATCCGGCACCAGTTGGCTTTGCCATCTCTATCAGCACATCGGATGCTGAACCCGATGGAGGGAGAACGACAATGGCATTACCGGAGTTATCGAAAGCAGGCATTTTATTCCGGCGATCTTCAACACCAGGCAATTCATTGATCGGTTCTGGCACTCGCAGGGTTCTGTTGAGGTTGTTCCCGGCAAGCGTATCAACATAGTTCTTTGTCGCTGCATCCTGAGGGTCACGTGGATCCTTCACATTGCGGATGTAGTTGTTAAGAGCATCGTACCAGTTTGCAATGCTGGACGGCTTCCGCAGCGCCAGACCAAACAGGCGAGATACTTGCTGGATTAACATGGTCAGGCGGTCGAAAACATCTTCGTGTGTTTCAGCAAAAAACTTGCCCTGATTACGCAAATCAGTGTCCTGGGTGATCTCCAGCTCCCGGACAATCGATATCCTCCAGTCGATGGCAAGAGGAGCCATCAGAGTAACGCTTCCTCCCCGATATCCACCGGCACCGCTGACGGTGTAATCAGTGTCCAGCGTCAGGGTTGTTACGTTTTCATTCAGGTCAATGACCTGGACTACCAGATCCGACTTACTAAAAATCCTGAACTGGTACGGGAAAACGGTGGTGGTGCCGTTCCCGGTATAGGTGTTCTCGTTAACTTCGGTAGAAACCGTCATGTCCTTTCTCCAGATACGCAGCGCCCGTCGCGGTGCCTCTGGTCATTTTATTACCTGAAAAACCTCATATGCATTAAAATGATGCAAAGTAAAGAACTTATTACCTTATGGGTAACTTTTATTGCATGCTGGAAAATGAAGCCCACATCTGATATATGTATATATATACAGTGTTTATGCGGAGGGAGAGCAATGCGGAGGCGGTACCATCACCCGTTGGAACGAGGTTTTTCAGAGAGAATTCATACACCGGCAGGGGTCAGGTCGTTGATTGAAAAATCTCACCTCATGGAATTATTGAGAGAGCTTGAGAAAGACGGGCACAACGTAGCTGGCGCATCAGCAGAGTTAACAGCCCTCCTGAACTACGCATCTGCCACGCACATGACTCTGGCCGAGATCCAGACACATATCGATTACTGCACTCTCCAGCTGAAGAAAAATATCGGATAAGAAAAAGCCCGCGCTAAGCGGGCTGTGACATGTCACGACTTTACCAATCCCAGCAACTCCAGCAGTCTTCGCACCCCCATAATGAGCAGCGCTAATCCGATACCGAAGAATGTAAGCACCAGGATAAAGTCAGTTGAAGTAAGTCTCGTCTTATCGAAAAACAGGATCGTGATACTGGGCCAGAGAAAGAAAGCCAGCATAGCAATATAGACCAGAAAGAATTTTGCTTTATCCATCGTTATTTCCCCAGCATAAATTGAGATGGCGGAACCAGGAATTCGTTGCCCTGCTCACGCTCTACGCGTCGCTGGTAACGCTCTAGCGAGCCAGGATCAAGGGCATCCTGTATTCTGTTCAGAATCAAGCCATTCATCGCTGTACGCAGCCAGAACACGTTCAGGAAAGGCGTGTTGTCCAGGGTGGTGCGGTACCAGTCGCCAAGGTCTGCATCGCCGCGTGTGGTGCTCTGCAGCAGCGTGATGATGCTATCGGCATTGGATGCCGCTGGCCCCATCAGGGAGGTGATCGGCCCTGCCCCCATGCGGTTGACTTCGCCAAACATGAAGTCGCCAAGAATACCCAGTCCGCCGCCCTGCGCCGCCGCAGCGAGGAAAGTTTTTGCGTCTGCCGGGCGCGGCGTCTGCCCCTTCAGCAGCAGCTTAGCCTGCATTGACGTGTAGCCAAACAGCGTCGCCCAGACGAACAGATTAGCGGCGCCAATGAATGCGCCGTTGCCATTACGCATCAGCGCGTTGGTCATAGATGTCGTTTTCGACTCGCCCAGCCCGGCCGGTGTATAGCCGCGGCCAAACACCTCGCGCCCCAGCACGTTCTGCATGAAGCTGGCGGTAAAGGATTTGTACTGACCGGCGAAACGGATCGCCTCCCCTGCCACGGTTCCCGGAACGGTCCCCATCTTCATAAATGCCTGCGTACGATCGCCAGGCTCCGACATAGCGATGTTCAGGCGATCGAGGATGTAGCCGCGCAGTTGACCTTCCAGCTGGTCGCGGGCGTCAGCTATAGCACGCTCGGTTGGCTTCAGACCTTTGCTCTGCACATACCCGGCGATCACTTCATCAGGCACGCCACGGATGCCGCTTGTCGTCATGAATTTACGGCCTTCGCTGTCGGCCATGTCCATGTGGCGGAAAATCTCCCACTCACGATCTCCAATGCCGTGCAGGTCCAGCACCCGGCGCAAGTCCTCCGGGAGCCGGGCGTGCGCCTGGTCAGCGTTCTGCGCCAGCCAGTTGGTGATCATCATGGCGTTGCTGTTGCGCCCGCTCTCCGTCCAGAAATTCATGAGGTTATATTTGAAGAAGAGCTGCTGTGCGCGCCCCATTTTCCCGGTGAGGCTGTCATCTCCAGAGATACGGCGGATGATCTCCTGCGTCATGGCATCGGAGTAGACGCCGATCGATGACAGGATCTCTTTCTGCTCAGCGCTGGTATAGCGGGTAAAGCGCCCTTTCATCGCGCCCAGCACCGCCTGCATAAAGTTCTGCCCCTGGTAGCGCATCTCGGTAGCGGAAATAGGCACATCGTTGAATGAGGAGATCACCGCGCCGCCGAGCTGGCTCATACGCAGCCAGCCGCGCACGTTTGCCGATGCATTGGCCCAGCCCACGCTGCCGGGGATATTCAGCGATCCATCGACCTGTGGCATGACGGTGCGGTTAAGCCTGCGGACTTTAGTCATGTAGTCAGCCAGCGCCGCCGGGTTGCCGGATTTACTGACGTCATCGGCAATCGTGTCGGTCAGGTACTTGAACATGTTGCCGGGGTTGGTGCCCAGCACCCGCATCATGCCCGTGTTACGCGCTGCGCTGTTCAGGCCGCCAAATACTGCCTCGCGCAGGCTACCGGTGCCGAACTGCTGGTTATACTCGTGCCACGATATACCGTCTTTGAAGTGCAGCACGCGCTCCTGGCTGGCGCGCTTAGCAGCGTTTGCCGATCCCTTGAAGCCGTTCATCCAGTCCGGCTTCTCTGAGGTGAGGTGCACACCGGAGGCCAGGCCGTTATAAACGTTACGCATGAACTGTTCCCGGTCGCTCACTCCGTCGAACGTGCGCTCATCAAGGCGCGGAAGAATGGCGTTGCGCCAGGCCCCAAAACCAGCTGCCCGGATTTTCATGATGTCGTGCGACTGCCGAACGATATAACCCGGCTCTTTGCGGATCCATGCTCCGGCACGGTTCTCATCAATGCGCGCCGACTCCTGCCACTTCGAGATGATCTGCGCAGCGGACACTGACTGGCGTGTCATCCCGTCGGTAGATTCACCGCGCCCGATACGCCACATAGCTTCGGCGATCTCGCGGTCGTTGCTGCCGCTGGCGATAAACTTCACCAGGCCAGCCCTGTCGAAATCGTAGTTGATCCCGGCGTGGTACTTGCCTCTCAGCTGTGCCACCTCGGAAGATACGGAGCGGCGGGAGCCGGTGCGCGCATCGTTTCGCCCCACCAGCAGCGCTTCAAGCCCAATATCAGGGCGATCTTTCCATGTGGTTCGCAGCTCGCCCAGGCGCTGGGCAGCGATACGGGTATTGATAGCCTTGTTGCGGGCCTCTATCTGCTTCGCAAGCACGTCGGCGCTACTCAGTTGCTCGGCTGCACGGAGAGCAGCCTCTTCGAGTGACAGCGCTTCGTTGCCCGCCATGATCCGTTCGGTGGTATCGCGCATGTCGCGCACCAGCGACTCCATTTCATCAGGTGACAGGTCACGCCCTGCGGCGGCGTTTACTGTTCGCTCACACTGCGTCAAAAACTCATTGGCTGCCATCAAATCCCCCGGTTAATCATACAGGCGGCAAAGGCCCGGAAAGCGTTGCTCATGCTATTGTCGCTGTCCTCGGCACGAATAGCATTGAGGTTTTCGCGCATCGTGGCCGCCAACTCAGGATTATCAACGGCAATATCGTCCAGCAGCGCGTTGCTCAGGTTAAACTCGTTTTCGAGATCGGCAGCGGCGGCGGTGACCTCGTGATCTGCCTGCTGGGTTTCACGGTAAACTCGATCAGCTGTTTCGCTGACCGGGCGCGCTGTATCATCCATCTGGCGCACCGGGTTCTGTATGCGCTGAATGGCACGCTCACGCAGCGCCGGAGTATGCAGTTCATAGAAAGGCTCAACGTCTGGGCTTCGACCTTCCATCATGTGCGCCAGCGCAGCGCGGTACGCCTGCTGGTTTACAGCCCAGTCAGCCTCCCGGATAGCACCTGCGGCTGTACGAACAGCCCCGGCCACTGGCGACATCTGCATGCCGTCCCGAATCTGCTGCGCACGCTCAGCAATACGCACCTTCAGGTCGTCGGGGATCTCTCCCGTATTAACCTGAGACTGGCGGCCCCGCGCCTGCTCGGCGGCAGCGTTCTGCTCCAGCGTATTATTGATCTCGGCGTTTCGGGATGTGAGTGCGTCCTTTTCTGCCTGAACATCTTTCAGCGCCCGCGCCCGCGCATCCCTGAACTTCATCCGCTGAGCCTGGTAATCGGTGGTGCGCTGCTGCACTGTGGCGTCCAGCGCATCCGCCTGGCGCTGGTTAGCAGTCAATTCGGCGCGCAGATCAGCCACGTTATCGATCTGCCCTGTCTGTAGCTCCCGCTGCTGAGCCATGTACTCCGGCACGACATCGTCATAGGCCCGGCTGTATGCGTAGTTCTCCGCGTCGCTGGAGATGGCCGCAGCCAGATCTGAATTGGTGCCGCGCTCCGGTATGTTGACGCCTGCCGGAATATTGTCAGGAGTCACCACCGGCGTTGGCTGCGCGTCAGGGGTAGGAATCGCTGTTTCTGCGGCCGCAGGCTCAGCTGCGCGCCGTGGGCGCACCAGGTCGGATATCACCCCGCCGCCTGCATGCATCAGGCCGCCCGCCAGCGTGTTAAAAAACGTGCTCTCCAGTGCATTGCCGTAAGTGAAGTCATCGCCGTCAGCAGCTGCTGCCATTGCGGTAAACGGCACAGTCGCTACTGCCTGCGCAGCGCCCAGACGGGATCCGGCAACAAAGCGCTCGCCAAAACGCCCCAGCATAGATGCTGCACGCGCCTCACCGGCGAACGGCACAAATGCCAGCGCCACGTTGCCGGGGTCGGCCATCGACCCGGCCAGGCTTGCTGTAAAGTTAAGCGGCGTTGCTACCCACCCAGACGGTGCAGATGCGGCGATCTGCTGGCGTGCCAGCGAATCCTGACGCTCAGCAACGACGTGATCGAGAAATGCCTGGCTAACGCCAGTCTCCGGCACGTTGATACTCTTCACGCCGTACTGCTTCAGGCGTTCATCGGCATCCGCTTTGCTTACTACCGCAGAGTTTGGATCGTTCGCAAGCGCATCAGCCTTTGCGAAGCGGTAGCCGGACATAGCCGGCCCCTCATCAAACCCCTGTTGAAGGGACGACAGCAGCGATTCACCCAGGCCGGATGGAGCGTTGCCGATTGGCTGGTTAATCCCCAGCCCCGGATCGTCGGTATAAATTGGCATATTATCGTCCTGACTGCTGGCCGCCCTGGAAGATGTCGATCAGGTTATCGCGTTGGCTTTCTGCGTTATAACCCTTCGACTGCCCGGGCGTGTATTTAACAGGCGTATCGGTGAATTTCAGCAGATTGTTCCACGTTGAGCGGTTAGCCGCTCCCAGCTTAGACAGGTCCTGGAACGACACGGAAACAGGTCGGCCGTCGGCACCATTAACAATCAGGCCGTTGAGCATAAGAGTAAGCCCTGTCTCGTTGCTGTTCGTTACCCACTGAGCGCTGTCTTTGATGCGTGACAGGCTCTGCTGGCGGTTCACGTCTTCCGGCAGGCGCGGATCGCCAACCAACGGCATAATCTGTTCAGCAGTTAGTGACTCAAGATATTTCCCGGCCCCGTCGTTGACGTCACGCAGATCTACCCCGGCCCGGTTAGGCAGACGCCATGTGCCGCTGGTCTGGTACTGCTCGCCGAGAATGTCCTGATAAGCCTGCTTCGCCGCGTCAGAGGCTGACATGCCGCGCTGCATGTTGATGTACGTCAGGCGCTTGCCCTGCTCGTTGAAGTTGTTCCAGACGGCAGTGCCGCCGGGCTGTACTACCATCGTGCTGGCGAAGTCTTTCGCCTTGTCGTTCCATGATGAGTCAGCGCTGTCGGCGTCGGTTTTCTCAAAGCTGCCGCGCAGGTCTGAGGTTTTAACGCCGCGGCTCTGCCACAGGGCATTAGCAGCACGCGGATTCTCTGTGGCCATGATGACCTGAAGTGCCGGGTACGCGTTTTTCTGCACCTGCTGCATGACCTGATCGGAGTATTTCCCGAACGACTGGGCCACCGCCTGAATGGCCGTGACGCTGGATTCCTGTGTGTTATCGATGCGCTGCAAAAGGCTATCGATCATGGTATCCGGCAGCACCTTTTTGCTGTTGATGCCCAGGCGGTCTTTTTCTGCCTGGATGCGCGATACCAGATACTCCCCTGACTGCTGATTGTTCTGGTACTCGGCAAAGGCCGACTTAACGACGGGGGAGTTTTGCTGGAGCCAGTTACCAGGATCCGATTCGCGGGCCTTCTGCACCTGGTTTAATTTCGCCTGGGCAGAAGAATAAAGCTCGGCTTTATATTTAAAGTCAGGATCCGACTCTTTCGGCATCATGGCCTGCACGGCTGCTATTCCCTGCTGAGCGCTGCCCTGCACAATAGTCTGGTAAACGGGCTGCAGCGTCATCGCCTGCTGGTACTGCTGGTAGGTTTTCTCCATCTGCATACGTTCGGCGGGCGCAGCCTGCAGCGGCATCACTGCGGCCCACTCACGGGCAGAGATTGGAGTAACCGGCTGGCCCGCTTCCAGTTTCGCGAGATCGTCCTGCATGCGGCCCTGAATAGCCACGCGCCCGGCAGCGGCCTGCATGTCATACAGACCCGCAACCTTACTCATCATCTGCGACTTTTTATCCGGGCTCATGGCATTCCAGAAAGGCTGACGTGACAGGTTTTCCATCGTTGCCGACCCCGGGATAGCGCCAGCGCTACCGGTCACTTTCGCCACGTAGTTGCGGGTTTCGTCGTAGGGGATAGCGGCTGCGAACTGGGCATTGCTGACCTGACCAGTACGCGGATCGCCTATCTTCTCAAGCCAGCCATCAACAGCGCCCGGACCAGCGTTATACGCGGCCACCGCCAGCACGGGGTTATTATCATACTTCTGCATCTGCGCGCCGAAATACGCCTGGCCAAGTTTCGCGTTATAGCGTGGGTCATTCAGCCACTTATCACGATCCCACGGTACACCGGCAAGACGCGCAGCCTCCGGTCCGGTGGACTCCATGACCTGGGCGACGCCCACGGCACCTTTCGGGGACACCAACGGCGCTCCGTCTTTGCCATACTGGTTACCGCCGCTCTCCTGCCAGATCATGGCTGAGAACAGCTGCGCCTCGCTGGGCGTGTCGGTCACCTCAATCTTGCCGCCGGGGCCAAGCATCTGCTGATACATCGGCGAGTACCACGCCTCCGCTGCGCCGTTGGCGGCATTCTCGCGCCATGTAACCCAGCTCTGCTCGATCTCTTCGTCGCTCTGACCATGGGCCTGACCGTACGCAATAATGCTTTGGTAGGCCTTTACGCCAGCCTGATTAGCCATTTCAGGGTTGCGGAACTGCACGGATAAGTTTTTCAGCGTGGCATCCTGCATCCCGGCCTCGTACTGCCGCACCTGCCCTACTTCATGCCGCCCGGCCTGAGTGCTGAACGCCATGCGCTGCTGTTGCGCCTGCTGCAGGAACGCGGATCGGGCGTTCTCATCTGGTAGCCCTGCAGCAATTTCATCAACCTGCTGATCAAACTGCTGACTATATTTTTGCGCCTGCCCTATAGCGTTCTTGCCCTGCAGGGAGAGGAATCCGCTCTCCGGATTGTTCATCAGGTCATTGCCTACGGCATCAAGCTTGAGGGCGGCTTCCTGTGTCAGCGCCACGTTAGCACGCTGTTTAGCATCGGCCAGTACCCCGATGGCCTTTTGTCCGACATCAGCGACCGCATCACCTATATTCGGCGTATTGAACGATGCGATTGCCGGAGCGTTGACGCCGCGGCTTTCTACCTGGCGGCCTGTAACGGTAGGTACGACTGGCATGATCTCTCCTTATCGACCGGTTGGTGTGCCTACAGCTGCGGAAATTGGGGCCGCTGTTTGCGAGAATGGCGACCACGTACCACCAGCCATCTTGTATGCGCCGTACGCCTGCAGCGGCGCGGTTAACAGCGTGGTTGCAGCGCCGACATTGGCCTGCTTTTTTGACGCCGCAGCCTGGGAGCTGAAGTTATCCGCCTGAAGTTGCAGACCGTACGCCTCACGGCTCGCGTTATTCAAGGTGGTCAGGGCATCCAGCTCGCCGAATTGAGCGGTATCGCCAAAGATATCCAGCGCGCTGCCGGTGCTGATATCAGCGCCGTTAGCTGCTGCGGCTGCCGTCTGCGTGCCCAGCGTCTGACGGCTACGGCGGCGAGCCTCATCAGCTGCAGCGTTGCCACGGTTGATAGCGTCCTGAGCCTGCGCCTCGGCTGAATCAGCGTTAGCACTGGCGACTGCCGCCGCCTGACGACCTGACTGATACTGGTTAACAGCCGAGAGCGCCCCGGTTGCGAGGGCAGCACCAGCGAGCGCGGTAGCCGGATCACACATTATTTTCTCTCCAGGTGGAAGCGATGAAAATTAAGACCTGCGATGCCAAATGGTGCGGCCTCCTCCAGCCTGAATCCCAGCCAGTGGAGCCACGCCTTAGCGACGTGGTTACGCTCATCAACATAATTTTCAAGATAAGGGTAAACAGACAGCATTGCATTGACGACATTGCCGCAGCGGCGCAGGAAGGTGCGCTGATAACGCTCCAGATCGTCAGTACCCACCAGCCATGGTGTGCCGGTGCCGCCGATCATTGAACCTGGCGCTACACCGAATATGGTCACCACCCGTCCGTTAATCAGCCCGGCGCAGGCAAACGTCGATATTTTCAGGCCGGTCAGTAGCACCTGCTCTGGGGTGGATCCGTTAATCGCCAGAAACTCTTCAATATCGGCCTGGCGCACACGCGGCAGCATTTCGGCGATATGGTCGGCGGTGGCCGGGACTATGCGGGCATAGATCATCAGTGGCCTCCTACCGTCAGTCGCGGGATAACAGCCAGTACGGACAGCGGCAGCGGGTCAGACTGCCGGATATAGACGCGCCCATTTTTATCCCAGTTGCTGTCGAGTTTCACCTCAACAACGCCGGTAGCGTCTGCTACTGGATCGTCGTAAAACTCAAACTCCCGCTGCGGGTATTCGTACAGGTGATCAGCATCGGTGCCCGCGAAGATGCCGCGGCTGGCGTTCACTACCAGGCTGACCGAAGGGACAAGTTTTTTCTTGTCCAGCAGCGTTTCCTGCCCGTTAACATTAATGTCGAGCGTCTCAAATTCGGCAGTAACAGGGAGGCCCAGATGCACTACAGCCCCTGGGTTCTCCAGCGTCACTGTGCCGTTAGTGATCACCTTCTGCGGCTCAACGTTGGCATCGCACAGAATGTTTACCGTCTTCCCCTCGAGGTGTTGCAGGCCGAGGAATGTCTGACGGGCTATTTGCCAGTTAGTAACCGCTGTGTTGCGTAGCGCCGGGGGAATGTCTCGGCTCGCCATGACTTTGACGACGTTACCGCTGACGTAGGCGGAGATAGTGAAGCGAAGCTCTTTATCCACTGGCTTGTCGTCATCATCTGTTTCGGTGTAGGGGATCTGGATCTGCGCGCCGACATCAGTCTGGGCAAAATACGTTGCGCCGGAAAGGGTTAGGGTAAGCTCGTCCTGATAGCTCCAGTTATCCACTCCGCCGGTAATCTTCATAGTTCGTGACGCGTCTTTGTTGCGGCCGTCATAGCTCAGCCCGCAATCAACGAAAAACGCGTCCTCGGTTTCGGTAAACAGGCGGCTGGCAAGGCGCTCGATATAGCGAACCTGCTGCCCGTTAACGGTGCGATTTACCACAAAATACACGGCATCCTCGCCGCCCTCGCTGATCGAACAGGTGGACTCGAATTTTCCGTCGGTGGGCTGTGGTGCCCACGCGAAAACCTGTTGCTCACGCAGATAGGTCAGCGCCAGCAGCATGCCGTCGTCGCGTATGGCCCATGCAGCGCTGTACGGCACAATAGTGAATGACCAGTCGACGATGCTGTGTTTCTGGAAGAGATGGTTAGCCAGGATGGTCAGGTCGTTGCCCTGGTACCCATCCACATCGAACGAATACGCCAGATCCCTGACGGTGCTGCCCTTCTCCTGGATAAACAGGGCGATGTTTGCCACGGCGATAGGCGGCACGTTGCTGGCCCCGTTTGATCCCTGTGAGCTGAAGGAGAAAGACGATGGGGTCAGGGTTTTATTCTGGTCACCGGTCACAACAAACTCACCGCCCGAAGTCAGGGCCACCAGCGATCCGACGTCAATAAGATGGCGTATCTCGTTCACCTGCCGCCCGGCGTAGGTGTAGATGATCCGGTCATCGTCCTGGGTAGGGTTGCTCTTGCCAAAGTCTTTGTAATCGCCGGTGCGACTGCCCCAGACAGTTTGCGGGTATGCAGTAGAGGCTGCGAAGAAGAGGCGCTGCTGATAATAAACGACGGTTCCCGGGTAGCCGTTGGCGCTGTTCCATGCAAATCGCGCCCACTTATAGCTACCCCTCCCGCTACCGACCACGTTCTCAGGAATGCGAGAAATAACCGCGGCGTTTGCCGACGTGCCCCCGTTAGCTACCGATGTGATGCGGACGATCCCAAAACCGCTATGAAGGTACTCCCACTGGATCCCGGTATCATCATCACCGTCGCCACCCCACCCATCATAGGCAGCACCTTCGGTATGTGACGGCCTGAGCGTCCCTGTTTTTCCACTGGTATTGGCCCGGTAGTAGTTGCTATCCGCCCGCCGGATATCGCCGGTGGTGGTGGCTTTACTGGTCTCCCAGACCGGCACGGAATCGACTGCCGGCTGCTCAAGGTAAAACAGTTTTCCTACCTGCTCAGCGCCAAATATGGCCGCGTTGGACGTCAGTACGATGTTGCCGGTTGTGGCACTGGCGTAGACCGTCGCAGCCTCGTCAACGTTGATATCCTCAAACGGCCCGTTCTTGGTTTCCACCGCTAGGATCTGCCAGTTGTCATGCGCGTACCGGCGCAACTCCATCGGCGGATAATACGGGTGCACCAGCGTCAGCACGTCGGCGCTCTGCGTGTACTTGATGCGGCTCAGATCCTGCTCGTTGTACGGCATAGGCAGTTCGTAAATAACGTTGCTGCTGTTGAGCACGTAACCGCCGTCTTTAATGACGCGCAGGTACTGGTGCCCGAACTCAAGGGCATACGTCTGCACGGTAGAGAACTGAAACGGGATCAGGCGACACTTCATGCCAGGGTATTTAGCCGCACCGATGAAGCGCGTTCCCGGACGGTTTTCTACGCCGCCATACTGGCGAACAATGAAATTACGGCACTTGCGCAGAGCCACGGCGTATTTCGCCATGTCGACGCGACCATAGAGAGACGGGCCGATCTCACCACCGGCAAAGCTCGGCTGGATCCAACTGAAAGCCATCAGCTCAACCTCGCATTAGTAAATTCGCTCTCCGGCGCTACCGGTTCCTGCGACTCGTTCATGCTGTGCGTGCCAGCACTACGGATGACGCTCGCGTACATGTTCAGCGCGTTGTTGCCCAGGGAGGCGTCGCCGGTCAGCTGCATGTTGATGGCGGCCGCCAGACGCCACGCCAGCGCCTCAACGAAGATAGCGTCGAACATGTTGACATCCGCCACACGGGAAACGTACTTCAGCCAGGCTCTGGGCTGATCGGTGTAAATCAGCTTTCCGGTACCGGCATAGTCAGCGCCGACCTCATACTGGACGCGCATTGCCGCCGTCGGGTATCGGTGGCCGGGGACCATAATTTCCGTGATACGCAGGCAGTCGGTGGGGTACTGGTACGCATACTGCCAGTCCGGGGGCGGATTTCCCGTGTCAGCCAGCGCCACACGTTTGGTAGCAAAGTTCCAGTCGAAGTCCGCCAGCACAGAATCACGGCAGCTCTCATAGTGCAGATCGCACGCCCCGGCCTCTTTGCTTTGCTCGTTCAGATTGTTGATGCTGCGGCTGTTGCCGATGTTACTCAGCGCGAGGTTGCAGATCTCGATGACGGAAGGCATTACTCACCTCCACCATAAAGCGTGTCAGCGGCGCTCTTCTGCTCTTCAGAATGCGCAGGAGCCATAGCCATGTCAGTGATTTGCAGGCTGGCATCATGGCGGGTGCCCTCTTCGGTCTCGCGGGATGAGGTGCTTTTAATGATCGCACGTGCGGTGATCATTACTTCAGTGCCCACCGCCTGCGGCGTGGCACCAAGTTTTTTCAGCGTCTCGTTGTCCAGGTTGATGCTCAGCCCCCAGGGGTAATCATCGCGGGTCTGCGTTTTACCGCTTTCATCCTGGTAGGTGTCGGTACCGCTTTTCAGGTTAACCAGTTCCATATTCCACTCCTGCAAGAAAGGGGCCGAAGCCCCTCTGTTTTACCCGCGAGGCTTAAACGCCCAGTTCTTTGCGCTTATCGGCAATTTTCTGCTTGATGGTCTCAAGCTTCATATTGCCAGGGCGATCACCGAACAGCTCCTGATACTGCTGGCGCAGCGCATCAGCGTCCTGCTCGCCACCTTCGCCTTCAGGCTTTTTATCATTGCCGTTAGTGATGACAGTTGGTTCTGCTGGCTTAACATCCTGTTGGCCGCCACGCTTCTGATCCGCCTTTTTCTTGGCGGACTTCGCGGCATCGTTCAGCGGCTCCAGCGCGCTGCCTGGCTCGCCGTTGTACTCCACCTCTGCGCCTTCATCCAGCAGTTGGTTGCCGATGAAAGACAGGCGCGTGATGCGATAACGTGCTTTTTCCTGTGACATTTACGGCTCCTTAGCCAGTGATTTTGGAACGGATGCCGTAGTACTTATTGTTCCCGTCCACATCAAGATTGATGCCGGAAGTGAACGCGCCAGCGGTAAGCGGGCCGGTACCGACGGTATAGTTAAGGCGCAGATAACGCAGAACGCCCTGAGGCACTTTCTGTGAAACAATGCGCTTACCGGCTGTCAGTGCAGACAATGCCAGATCGCCAGAGCTTGCCAGAGTTACCCAGGTGGAGTTATCCGCGCTGGTTTGCAGGTTGACGTTGACCGTAGCGGCACCAGCAGCTGTTGCAGTGGTGTCGGCGCTGACGAACCATTCCAGCGGCTCGCCCACACCGATATCACGGACAGTGCCGTCAATCGGTCCCAGGTCGATTACATCAGTCGAAGCCGCAGAAGCTGTAACCGCCTGCTTCTCGGAGAGCATCAACAGTTTGTCGGTGATCATCTTTCTTTCTCCATACATGGGCCTTTCGGCCCATTAGTTAATGACAGGCGTTACACAACGCGGGATTCTGTTTCCAGGATCGCGTCAGTTTCACGGATCGGGATGCCACGGAAGGTGGTCCAGAATTCGCCTTCAGTCTCTTTCACGTTCAGCGCCAGGGACGCTTTATCCAGCGACTGCAGGTCCAGCGCCTGGGCAATGGTGCGGTTCATGTAGAACACAGGTTTGCCCATGCCACGGTTAGGAATGCGGTGCAGCGCTTTCACCATCAGGCTGACGATGTTGGCAGCATTCGCGGTGACCGACAGATCGCTCACATCGATGTTCGCGATACGTACAACGTAGCGCCAGTCACGCAGAGCCAGGCCGTTGTCCCACTTGTAGTGGGTGCGATAGCCTTCGTAGCGGCCGCCGTTAGCATCAAACAGCGTCTCCTGCCCTTTATTTTTCATCTGAAGACCAGCCTTCTGGCCTTTCGGGAAGATGCCGTGCACGGTGTTTTCGCCCCAGACCACCAGCCAGATAGAGGTGTTATCGGTGCCGGTACCGCCAGCATCAATGATGTTCTGGCCATTGCCAGCTGACTTGCTGGAGTAGCGGGACGACAGGCCCATAAACTGCTGCGGGTTAACGCTGGTATCACCGTAGAAGAGCGTCTGAGCCATCTGCTGATTCATGCCTTCGATGAATGCACGGTCTTCCGACAGGCGGAATTCAGCAGTGTTACCGTTCAGATCAGCCAGAGACTTATCAACTTCGGCGTAAGTTTCCAGCATGCCGACGGAGTCGGTAACCTGCACGGTGGTGGATTTGCTCGGTTGCACGCCATAGTTAAGCAAGCGCCAGGTCGCCTGCGGCAGGCCAGAACGAATAGTGGTACGGTGACCGGTAGGCAGGTTACCTTCGACGAACGGCATATCCATCAAAATCGGGTTGGTCTGCCCAAGCAGCTCAATGATTTTGTCGATCTTACCGTTTGGATCTACGCGCTTACCCCAGTCAGCCAGCGTCAGCGCAGTTAAGCCTTTAACAGCCATGGTTGTTTCCTCTCTTATTTGCCATAAAGCACTTCGGCAGCAGTACGCTGACCGCTTTCTTTGCCGGTCACCATGCCGTCTTCTGACATGGCTTTACCGACCTTCACGAACACTTTGATAAGCTCCGGGTGATTACCCAGGCCTGAAGCATTCAGGTATTCTTTGAGATCCGGCGTGCCGAAGGTCTCAAGCGCGCGCTGTGCTACGCCAATGTTGGCCGTGAGCTTGTCGCCACCGATCTCTTTGTCGGCCTTGACGTCGGCAGCCCACTGCTCAGTGGTCTTCTGCCAGGCTTCCGCCTGCTGCTTCTGAACCATTGGCAGGATCTGCGTGCCGTACAGGTCGACCATCTTCTGTGCCTGCTCGTTGGTCAGGTTCAGCTCGCGGGCAATAGGCTCAAACTGCTCCAGCGCAGTGGCGTCAAGCTCCTGACCTTCAGCAGCCTTAAACTCATATTTCTCCGGAGCGCCTTCCGGCTTTTTCTCTTCCTGCTTCTTCTCACCGTCCGGCTTTTCACCTTCAGGTTTTTCGCCTTCCGGCTTCTCCGGATCGGCAGCATGCTCAGCCGGTTCTGACGCTGGAGGCTCATTGCCTGCAGGCGTAGAGGGATCAGCCGCTGGCGCGGGAGCATCGCCACCGCCGCCGGAAGATTCAGGTGCTGGCGCTTCACTCATCAGCACTGACTGGAAAAACTTTCTGAACAATGCATTGCCCATGTTGGTACCTTTAAACGATGGTTAAGTTGGTCAGCGCGCCAGCGGCTACAGTGCTGGTCACTTTGCGGTTAGTGGTGCCGATAGACAGCAGTGCGTTGTTGGTCACCGGCACGGCGTTCTGCACCTGGCCGTTAATCAGCGGCGCAACGGTCGAGTCGAGCTTCAGCACCAGCACACCGTTGACGATCGAGATTTTGTGCGTTCCAGCAACCGCTACCCCTGCGTTGTTCTGCACCGTGATGGCGTCACCATCCGTCGTCAGCTTCTGATTGCTGTTTGGCGTGGTTGAGTCACCCATCACCATTGCCTGGAAGAAGTCGTACCCACCGCTGGCGTTATTGGTGTTCCGGATCTGCACAGCGCCATAAGGCTGCCAGCCCGCCTTCAACAGTGGTGGCACCATCGTTTCCAGCTCGGCGATGGATGAGGCACGCACAAATTTGATGTCGGTAATCGGCATCTACTTCTCCTCCTGGGTGTTGGCCTCATCGGCCATCTTCAGATACTGCTCAGGGCAGACAGCCATTACGCGGCTAAACAATGCCAGCGCCAGATTTCGCTGCCCTTCGTTGAATGCGGTCACAGCCGGATCGATAGCGAACGTGGAGCCGAAAACCTTTCCCTGCTCCAGCACTGCCCAGACGACGCGGCGGCCCTGCTCGGTGCCCATAACCTGCCGGATATCGTCAGCGTCACGCTCAGTGCGGATCTGCTGGAGCCTCACCTGCTCCGGGTTTGGCTGATCGTCGTCCCAGGTATCAGTCATTACTGGCCTCCTGCTGCGCCTGCCAGCGCGGTGAGCGCGCTAGGCTCGCTGGTCTGCGTCTCACTAAGAGTTTTCGCGCCCTGGGCTGCGGCCTGAGCCATTGCGGCGGCCTGCGCCTGCTGCTGCTGCTGAGCGCGTTGCTGGCGGATCTGGTCGACCTGCTCCTGTGGGAGGATGACGGTCGGCGACACGCCGGACATTTCCGCGTAGGAGTCGATAGCCTCGTCGATGTTGAGCTTGTCGAGCGCTTCCGGCTTGACCTGTGCCAGCTGGCCAATAAAGCCAACGGCCTGCGTCAGGCTGCTGAGTCCGATAGACTTCTGCGCCTGGGCCATCACGGAGATGTATTCGATGCGCAGCGGCATGCCCTGCATAACCTCTGGAGGCGGCGGGATCATGTTCTTGCGTACCATCAGGGAGAAAGCGCGATCGATGAGCGGGTTTAGTGCCTCGTCGTTAAGGCGCTCCAGCACCGGGCCGAGCATCAGGAGCTTCTCTTCCTTCATCTCGATGACTGCTTCCACCGGCATAGAGCGGGTGTTAATGCTCTGGAGCATCCGGAACAGGTCGACGAAGTAGCAGCGGTCGATGATCTGCCGGGTGTCCTGAATGTCGGCCAGCAGGCCGGACATGTCGGGATTAACCTGATACGCCGGACGGAAGCTGTCCTGCTGGGTCATCTGGTCGATGTAGGTGATATCGCCGGGCAGCAGTGATACGCGCTGATTTTTCAGTGAGGACGGGCCGACCATCGGCGGGTTGGTTACTTTATCGATGATCTGGCTTTTGCGCTTCTGCTCCAGCTGCAGGGCTTTGATTTGGCCCAGCGCGGTCATGCCGGGGCATTTGCTGCCGTAGACGTCCTCGCCGTTTACAGTCCAGCGTGGGGCGATAATGGGGAACTCGTCGAAGCCGGACTCACGCAGCAGCTTATCGCCGTCGCCGCCAACCTCGTAGTAAACGGATTTGTATGGCTTGTTCTTCGCATCCATGCGGCCGGTATCACGATCAACGTTCGGATAGACGGCGTGCATCACCTCTACCCACTGCTCGTAGTTCCCGGATTCCCACATGCTCTTAACGGACATGCTGACGTTATCCTTGCCGAACTGCATCACCAGCTGACGCACGGTCATGCTGAATTTGCGATAGCAGGTGTCGACGCTGCCGCGCGCGGAGTTAGCCAGGTGATAGCTTCCGATCGGGAACGGCACGGTACGGATAATGTCGTCGTCGTCTTCAAGAACGGCCATAGCGCCGGTGCTGTAGTTTCCCAGGCTGGAGTAGAGCAGTGGCAGAGACTGGTACAGGTTGCTCTTATTGAACATGTCGTTCATGCGATTCTGCACGGTCTCAAGCCACACCTTGACCGGTCCATAGTCCATCATGTCCGGATCAGGAGTCGCCAGGCGGAACCACGGGCGCGCCGGTGAAGTGATGCCGGACATCATGCCGCTGGAGAGCGTATCAGCTGCCAGAGAGGCGCTGGGGTCAACGATACGGGAGTTACGGCGGTCGTTGCGGTTGGCGTCACTGACGAGGAAACGGGATCCGCGTGGGTCGATGAACTCGCTCAGCTCGCGCCAGTGCGACACGAACGAAGACCGGTCGCTATCCAGCTGCGCAAACTGCTTCCCGAGTCTTTCTTTCAGTGATTCCGCCATCTGCAATCGCTCCGTTACTGGCCGAGCAGTGTCTTGCCGCTGGTATTAGCGGTGGAGGTATCACCCTGCGCACCGGTCAGCAGCGTGGAGTTGCGGCCTGATGCGGCGCGGCGGCGGCGGTTTTCCTCGTCGCGTGCGTCAACAACGGCGGCATCCTGCTCCTGCGGGGCGGCCTGAATCTCTGGGGCGGCGGCAACTTTTGGGGTCTTTGCAACGCACATGACATAACTCCGGCGGGCTTAAATTATTACCAATTTAACCACATAAGAATTATTTAGCGTAGGGTATTGACAGTTAGCGCCTCAATTATTACCTTTTAGGTAAATAAAACACGCATCAACGAATGACTCTTATGCCGGGTCGTTAAATGCAAACGGCGGTGTGTGTTTTATTTCGGTGTATGGCACATGCGCCGATAGCGGTCTGAAAGGTTCCCTTGGTATTTCATGCCCTGACAGGTAGCCGGAATGTGCAAGCCATCGTTTCATAGACACGAACCAGCGATTCACCATCGCGGCGATACGGTGTGACACCTCGGAAGAGACGAGGGCACAACGATGATGGCTTTCTGCACCATCCCTTTGCATTCCACATGAATGAATGCATCGGAGAGAGTCATCTTCGTTGTGGTGAATAAGGCATGTAAACCGGGAGGCTGCCGGTTTGCTTTGGGGCATCTGCGCAGAGTTGTCATGCCGAATAGACTGCGTACCACAACGACTACCGGGATAGATCGGGAGCCTGAAAGAATAAAGAGGCGGCTCTTTCAGGGTGATCCTGCCTAGTTGGTGAAGCTTCGTGTTTGCGAAACCATTCCAACCGCGCTGGCTGTAAGGTCAGCACACAACAGGAAAGAGCATTGTGCAGTACGCAGCAACCCTGAAGCATAGCGTGCGAAGTAGCTTACAGGGTGAGAACAGTGCTCCTTCCGTTGTGGTAATTGCGGCTATGCGCGCGTGACGAGCCAAACCCGTCCAGATGAATACGTTTCCGGGCAGTGTACGTCGCTGGAATTGGCTAATACCAGCAGGTGGAGGCACCACCGCCACAACCCAATCACTCCCGTGATGCTGTGTTATACCCGTAATCATTGCTTCCAGTTCGCCCGGTTCGCCGGGCTTTTTTTTAAGGTGATCACCATGAGCGAGTGTATCGAGTGGAAAAAGTACAGAAGTGAAGATGGATACGGAGTACGAAGCTATAAGGGAAAGGTAGTCAAGGCTCACCGTCTAGCTTACTGCCAGAGTAAGGGTATTGAGCTATCAGAAATTGACGGCCTTGTCGTGAGGCATAAGTGCGACAACCCACCCTGCATCAATCCAGAACACCTTGAAATCGGCACTCAACTCGACAACAACAGAGATAGGGCATCAAGAAATAGATCTGCACACCTGAATGGTGAGAAGAATGGCCGGGCAAAACTAACCAGCGAGCAGGTGGAAGAAATTCGACGTAGATATGTAAGAGGCTCAAAAGACAGCAACACCGTAACCCTGGCTAAAGAGTTCGGTGTTTGTCAGTCTCACGTTAGCGAGATCGTGAGAAAAATTACCTGGTGATTAATCGTAGGGGTTATATTCTGTGATCGCCCTTCCCTGCTGGCCCTGCTGCTGCCCAGGCACATACTGCTTCTTCACTACCGGGAAAGCGTAGGTCAGCACGTACGCGTCGGCGTTGTTGGGCGAGCGGCCCAGCGTCTCTTTGACCTCATCCTTGTCCTGCAAAATCTTCCGGCTGTCTTTGAGCCTGACCTTGTACTCCGGCGCGCTGAGCTCGTCAGCTAAGTCCTGACTGTCCAGCTGCGCGCCCAGCTTCAGCGCATCGCGGGCTGATTTGTACATCTCGCCGCGTTTGTTTCCCATCTCGGGATCGGCAGTGCCACCACCGAACTGTATCAGCGTCCAGTTCCGGCCCCAGTTGTCACCGACAGATTTCAGGCCGGTGCCGTAGCCGTAGTCAATGAATACCGCGTCAGCGCGATGAAGGTCTTCAAAGTCGGCGATCACCTTGGCAAACCACACATCGTCCGTGGTGCGCGGGTACTCTCCCAGCTTGCGGCAATGCAGCCCCTGACGCAGGTAGATAACCGCCGGGTCTTTACCCTGGTGCGACGGGTCGACGCCGATGACCGTGGCCGCGTGCTGTACCTGGTCGGGCGTGATGACCCTGCCCACCGCCGGGCCCGTGAGGCCGGAAGGAATAAACTGGTTCTCCGACGCATCGGGGAAGATCCCCCGCACACGCACCTTAACGAAGTCCGAATCCTCGCCGTAGTCCTCGACCCACTTCTGGAGCTGCTCTTTGTTGGTGCCTTCGACGGTGCGCGAGTCAATCTGCTTGGCCTTCCAGCGGTGCCGGTACTTGCGGAAACACTCGCGGAATCGACCGGTGTTACGCGTCGGGTTACCGAACGCCACCCAGATAATCTCCGTGTCCTCATCGGTCAGCGCCCCCTCGGCTACCTCCCACACCAGATCCGCGATGTTGGAGGCTTCATCGAACACGACGATGATACGCTTGCGCTCGTTGTGCAGGCCCGCAAACGCTTCGGTGTTGTGTTCAGACCACGGAATGGCGTCGGCCCGCCAGCGCTTGTCATGGCCCGGATCGTTGCTGTACATCGCCGTCGCGGTGGTGGTAAACCACTCTTTCGTGATGGACAGATTCGACCACTTGATGATTTCCGGCCAGGTCTTGGTACGCAGCTGGTTGTCGGTGTTGGCGGTGACCACCACCTTGCAGTCCTCGCAGGTGGCCATGCCCCAGTTGATGAGCATCGATATGAAAGCGCTGTTATGCGTAACGACATAATCCCGAGCCAGGAAAAGGCCACCATCAACCTCAAAGCAAATTCCTGGCCCTTCCGCTGCTGGCTCAATACTTTCAATCCACTTTGTGGTGTACCGCTTTTCGGCGGCCACTAACTGCTTTTGCTTCCTGTTTATTCTGAATAACTGCGTCTCGCCGTCCCATGTAATATGCGTAGACCAACTGCCAGCAAATTTATTCGGCTTAAACTTTTCGTTTCTTGCACGCAGACCAAGTGAACGCGCGATCTCGATCACGTCACAGGTGAGCTGCCTTGATGCAGAAGCAAAAGCCGCACCACCACAACCTTTTTCAACCCAACCATCCGTGTCGAGCAAGCCCTGAAGAACGTTCAATCGATGCTCAGACTCAATGTAGCGTCGATCTACGCTGGCGTTATATGTGGTACAGCCAAAAAGCCCGGCATTAATCAAATCCACCTTGAGGCCGATAGCGGTTCTGGTTATCCCATTTAAGCGTGTTAAGTAGGAGATATTTTCCCACACTTCAGAATCAATATTGGTAATCCTACCACTGGCCTTGTCGCCATCGCCAAGCCATACACCGTATGTATACGGATCAACAGGTAGAAATTTTTGAGGATAAATAACACGTGGAGAAGTAGGGATTTCCCATTGCCGCGCCATAGTTCGGCCATTTCTGCGCTTCACGCCACGCTCGAGAATGTCGATCGTCTCAAGAACATCCCATGATTGCGATCCTGTTCTGCGTGAATTTCTCCCTCTCACCTTCCACAGATGACCTGAAGATACGTCTACAGAAGTGCCGTCAGAGAATGTCACACGATAAAACGGGCATGATTCATAGAACTTGGTACCAATTACTTTAACGGACTCCCCATTTTCACCGAATAGCAGATCACCAGGCCTAACATCAGACACGCATCGCACCCCTAAAGGAGTTGGCAATATATCGTCAGGACGTAGCGCTTTACCAATGCCATGACCTGATGCACGGGCTATCAGGCAAGGTTCGTGCCTCGTTTCAGGATTTTGAAGATGATCTCTGATCTCTGCGAACGCTTCTGCTTGCCATGCCCTGGGGCCTTTTGCATGTCCGAGTTCCGTCCCCTGCTCTCCCCATGGGAATGAGTACATAGCAAAGCTTAGAGGATCGTGAGTAAATTCAGCAATGTCCTCTATCAGCTGCTCTTCAAAAGAAATTTCCTGTTTAGCTGTCATTCGGAACCACCAGACTGTTTCTTAACGCGGTCACGGGCCCTGGCCATGCGATCGGCAATCGTGACGGTGCCGGAGACCTCGACACGCTCCTTGAACGCATTCACATCGACATGCTTACCGATCAGCTCCAGGTTCTTGACCTTGTCAGGCCACTTAATCGACTTCAGGACGCCGATAATCTTTTTCTCGTCGCCCTTACCCTCGAACAACTCGGCCACCTTCACGCCTGACAGGAACTGACGCCAAGCCTTCGGCCATGTACTCAGCGGCTTGAGGCTCAGGTCATCGTCCATGATATCGCCTAGGTCAAGCTCGTCTATTTCCTTCAGCCTCATTAGCACGTAGTCAGCCGATATACGGGATCGCTTATTACGTTCCTCCATCAGCTCGGCTATTCGTTTCTGGATGCGTTCATCACGCATCATCACGCTGGCTTTGGCCGCTGCCGTATTGGGCGAAAACCCTGCATCAATGGCCGCCTGACGCTGGTTTTCCGGCATTCTGACGTATGACTGGCAGTAAGCCTCCATCATTGCAGAGATGGGCTTAAACTGCGTTGATTTGCGTTTGTGAGGTTTGGGCGTCGCGGCCATTGTTACCACCTGAGTAATAATTACCAATATGGTAATACTATCACGCAAAATAAAGCCGCCATAGTCGGCGGCATTTGCAATTGATTAACGTAAATCGTGACATGTCACACCGTTAATTTCAGGTTATGCCAGCCGCTGGTCGCCCAGCACTGCGAATCACCCTGGCACGGGCAACTGTCGACCGGCAGCTTATCGCCGCACTTACCGCACTGGCTGCCTGCCATCTTAGCCACCTGCTCTTTAAGGCTGGCGTCGTCCTGACGGATCAGCAGCGCGATGTACTCGTTGAGTTCGTACGGATCGCGACCGGGCCGACGGGCGGCGCAGTTGCGCGCCACCATGTCCAGTTCCTGCTTGTCGAGCATCAGCTCCATCTTGCGTCCACCGGCAGCGGCCTGGCGGGCACGCTGCGCTGCTTTGCGCTCGGCTGGGGATTTAGGCACGAATAGCACCCCACACCAGGTTGATTAATGACTCCCAGGCAATGTAAACCCTGACTCCAGCAGCAAGGCCAAAGCCGATGACCATTGCGTAAAGTAAAGCGTCACACTTTGACATCACTTCAGCCCTCCAGCTTTTGCCTTTCGCAAGGCGCCAGAAACAATCCGCTCCGCACTAAAGTCAGTAAGCTCCATCTTTCCGTGCTTCACAATCTTAAGCAGGTGATTTGCGATAGCCGGAAGCATAACCTCCGGATCATTCGGGTCGAGACCTGCTTCTTCAGCATTTTCTGGGTAAAACATGAAGTTTCTGATGCAGAGATTACCGCTTCCGTCCGTTGTGACGGTGCCAAACTTTTTCACCTTCATTGCTCACCCTCCTGCTTCTGCGCTGCAGCCATAGCTGCTATGCGCTCAATGTCCCCTGCAGCCCTTCTGCAATCGCTTGCTGCTGTTGGCTGACCAAGCCGGTCGTAGTACATAGCCCACCACCTGACGATGATCGCACTATCTTCCAGGGTTTGCCCTTCCTGACTCCTGTATTGGTAATCGAGGCGTTCGGCGCTCATAAGCTCTCCTGCTTCGGTGCGGCAGCTAGCATGGCTCGCCATATCCGCTTGCGGTTTTCATGGTGTGAACACTTCTGCCCACCGTGATGCTTGCTGCATCCATCTGCTGATAACATGCTCCATGTCGGATCAATCGGCACAATTACCCAACAATCCGGAACCGCCGGAGAGTTGAGTTGTTCGGCATTACCGAACAACTGAGGCGAGGCATACTCCATCGCCTCCACAAATAGGAGCTGAATTTTTGCGATTAGCTGGGCGTCCCCGCCGATGTGCTCCTGCCTGATCAGCCCCATCACCTCGCGTGCCAAGTCGAGCGCCTTGCTGTCGAATTCGCTCATGACTGGCCTCCGTTGCTTGCTGGTTGCTTGGCGTGTGTTTGATTGAGAGCGGCGGCGCGGCAGGCTAATGCTTCAGCCCGGTTGTTAGCCTCCTGTGGCGTAGCGCCATAGACGCGTGCTAATACCTCTTCAGAATCCTCGCCTATGCGAAGTTGTACCCACCAATCACCCAGGCCGGGGTATTCATCCTGGTTCATAGTGGGCAGTCGACCTACTCGGACGTCACCGATATCCGGCGCTGGCGGCGCGGCGTATAGCGGCGTAGCCCTGTTTAGATACTCATCCACTTTAGGATCATGGGCATGTAGCAAGGTGTAACCACCAACCATATACGCTACAGGCTCCTGCTTATCCCGCTCCCGGCGCTCCAGCAGTTCACGGGCCATTTTTTCAATATCACCAGTAGAGACTGTATAATTTCTGCCTGACGCTACTGCTTCCAGCCTTTCTTTGCTCATTGTCATGGGTTAGTCCTTCCGGCGCGGCGCACCGCGATATTCTGGCTGAGGATTGTGCTTGGGTTTTGCGATCAGGTTTTCCAACAATGCGCTCCATGTAGCGCGGTTATTGCGAAGCCAGCGGCCATCATCAGTGTCGAAGAATCCAGGCTTAACGGCATGGCTTAGAGGCTCAGCCACATCACAGGGAACCGCTACTGTATCGCAGCCATTGTTGTAATAGCCAAGTTGCGACATAACCTGACTTTCGGTGTAACGCCCCGCGCTTTCAACGCGCCCGCGGTAACCAGAGTCATTAGCAGCCCAAAGGACGATGTATGGGTTTCCCCGATCCGTGTGGTTGACGCTCAAAACGAAATACTCACGCTCCATGCTCATTCCCCCTCAATCTTCAGGCTGGCGGATGCCATGGCGACACGGGACTGAATGTCTGCTTTCGCAACGGCTTCCCACTTATTGCCATGCTCGAGATAAAGACTGAGGAACCAGTAGATAACAGCCGCCTGTTCATGCTCTGCTTTACGCCGTATATCGTCGCCACCCTTGCGCATCAATTCTGCCAAATGCGCGCACGTGAAATTAGGACGGCCTAGGATAGCTATCAGGTCATCGCTCAGCGGTGGTAGTTTCACCTCCCGCGCCTCCAGCTCAGCGATCCGCCGCTTATCAGCATCACGCTCTGCCAGCAGTAGTTTCATAACATCAGCCGCGCTCTGGCACTGAGCTACGATGCTCACATCACAACCGGTATCGCAGCCGTTCTCGTCTTCGAAGCGAAGCTCTACCGTGTCGCCATCTATGTCTTCAGGAGCATATCCAGCGATGTTTTCCAGGATATTAATATTGCTCTCAGCCGCCTGTTTCAGCGCTGCGTATTTGTCGCTCATACAGCCTCCCCGTTGCGCAGCTGGGCGGCGAATGAGTTAGCAATATCAACAGCCTCAATCAATCCGATCTGCTCATCCTGGTAACAGGTTTTAATTGCGCTTTCGATTTTTTGTTTTGTTAATTCGGCACCGACCGCACGCTGCTCGCGCTGCCAGGCGTCGGTAGTGGGGGTCGTTATTGACTCCATAATGGCCACCATTCCCGCAAGAAGTTGCTCGTCATCATTGGCACCGGTTAACGCCGCGTTCTCGGCAGCCTGGTCGCCAATGTCTGCTGCTGCCAACCAGTGTGCGGGAGTTTTCAGCGCTGCATTCTCCGCCGCCAGCTCCGCGCACCTGGCTTCCAGTGAGGCAAACTTAGCGGCAACAGACTTTGTACCGTCTTCGCCGCAGACCTTGAACATAGTTTTTTCCCAGGCAAGCACATCGGCATGTTCGTCATCACGCTTCTTTGCCATCTCACGCAGCGCCGCGGCAGTGATATCCAGCTGCGCGGTCAGGCGCTGCACCAGCGATGCCTCGTCGATCATGCTGTGCTGGTTTCCCAGCAGCACGACCAGCTCATGCCCGGCCTTGACTAACTCTTTGGTTTTGCTTTCCATCTTTACCCCTTGTTACCCGTATAAGCTGTTGATTTAATTGATATGAAAAAGGATCTTCATTTCAGCCCTGCGCCGTATCTGGCTATCAGGAGAGCGTCGGCGATAGCCTGGCCCTTGGCTTTTGCATCCAGTGCCCGCAGTTCCGGGTACAGCTGAATAGCCCGGCTGCGCGCTGCATCCTTATCGCTGCCAATCAGCCCGGCGGACTTCTTCCAGGCCTGCGGCGTCACCAGCGTGTAAGGGATGTTCAGCCCCTGAAGTATTCCCTCGATGACGCCAGCGGCGTGCCCGAAGGTGAACATGCTGGCGGTGCCCTGGCCGGGCATAGCTCCGACCTGCTCCAGGTATGCGTGCCCGATCTGGTAATCCCTGAGCCAGGCGGCCACTGCTGCGCCGTTTACCCTGGACTTGGTCCCGACCTTGATGGTTGGCATGTTCAGGTGATCGATGTAGCTACCCATGGAACCCATGAGCACCAGCGCACCACTGCAACCGGGGTCAATCCCTACACACATCGTCATATTTACCTCACTGGTAATAATTACCTTACAGGTAACAATTTGCAAGTAAAAAAATGCGCTTCCGCGCTCGTTAAGCCAGATTCGGTCTGGTTGTTACCGTCAGCCCCAAAAACCCGGTGGGATCTCGCTATCTGGTTCCGATACAGCCATGATATCCCGTCGTTCCGGTTTGCTTGTTTTCGACCTTACCGTTTTAACGCTCTGTACGAGCTTCTGCTGCCATTGCGTGTGATGGTATGCCTTACCCTCGGCTTGCCAGTAAGAAACGAACTGAGCCAGCTCCTGCTTCGTTATTTCGCCTGTCAGCGATATGCCCCACAGTGAAGCTTGCCGGAGGATGTCCGGATCCGGTTTCCATCCTTCGTGCATGGTGAACTTTCCGATAGCACCCAGGCCCCCTGGTGGGACGTAGCCGTCGAGTACCGAATTGTTCGCGCCGGGATCGTGTTCTCCTTCTCCACCATCAATGTTATCCACATGCGGATTATCCACAGATGGCTTAGAGTGGGGTTTATCTTTTAGATCTTCTCTTCTCTTCTCTTCTCTGGTCTGCTTTTTGTCCGCATCAGAAGCGGACATTTTGCGGACGTTTCTCTTCCTGTCTGCATCCTGTGCGCGGCGCTTCGCTGACTGCCCGTTATGGGCCTCAAAGCGCGGCATTACTAGGTTGCTGTCGTTTTCTTCGAGCCAGCCAACGGCAATCATCGCCCGTGCAAATCCGGGAAATCCGATCAAGTCGTCGAGCGTGTCTGCGTCATATCCTTCGAGTAAACCATCCACAGAATGGACGTCGAAAAGACACCATGCGGAATGTAGTCCGCCAACTATCCGAAGCCTGTCCGCTTTCAATGCGGACGCCATGCGGACAACTTTCGGATGCGTGTGCAGGTCAGCACGCATTTTTATCCAGTCACCGGCCATCAGATCACCTCCATATAAGCGCGAATGAATGCGGCAGCGGCGTATACGTTTATGGCGTTTCCGTAGCCTCTGAGCCTGCCGACTCGGTTACGGCCTGCCAGTGCTCGTGGTGAGGACTTACCGTGTCCCATGCCTTTGGGAAACCCATCAACCAGCGGGAATGTGCCGGGTTCAACTGGACGCCATTTTCCATCCCGACAAAAGAGCCAGTCTGCATCACGCCAAAAACCGTTAACCTCAAGGGGCCGCAGGTGTATGCCTGCCTCGGCAACTGATCCATCCTGTCCCGGCCTTCCCGCTGCGCAGTCATGCCCGCCGTGTCCTTCCAGTCTCGGGTGGTTGGAGTTGTCCAGCCCGCTAACTTCACTGCGCCCGCGATATTCTGTAACCCCCGGGGTGTTTCCGGCTGAGGATTCACGTTGCAAGTGGGCGTCGGCCAGTGTGTCAGAGCGGCAGCCATTGAGAACGGCATTCCTCCCTGGGCGTAGCGTTTCTCTCTTACCGTGGCTTCGGTTGTAGGCGTCGGCCACCCAGTAAGCTCGCTCCCGGATGTGCGGCGCACCGATGCCCGCTGACGTAAACGGGACAAGCCCGAAGGCGTAGTCCATTCTTTCCATGTCTGACTGTACAAGGTCGAACCAGACGTTTGCGTTACCAGCTGCAACCTGCTCGCCAAAGACCGCGACAGGCTTTCGCTCGCCGATGAGCCAGGCAAAATCTGGCCAGAGGTGGCGCGCGTCATCAAACCCATCGCCTTTGCCTGCCGAGGAGAAAGGCTGGCACGGGCAGGAGCCGGTCCACACTGGTTTATCGTCGGGCCATCCGGCAACGCGCAGGGCGTGAGACCATCCTCCGATCCCGGCGAAAAAGTGGCACTGGGTAAATCCTCGCAGGTCGTCAGGTGCGACATCTTCAATACTCCTTTCGTCAACTTCACCCGGCGCGATGTGACCGCCGGCGATTAGATTCCGCAACCACTGGGCGGCGTATGGATCGAACTCGTTGTAGTACGCGGCGGGCTTCATGCTGCCCCCTGGGCTGCCCTGAGCGCTTCGGAGAACTCGTTACGGTGTTTGTTGGCGCTTTCCAGCGCGCACTGCACGCACGTACCGTTAAGCACGTAGCGCGGGGAATGGTGGCCATGCCGACAAGGCTTGCCGGTGTTGTATTTGTTCAGGCCGTCTTTGGCGGCCTGCATACGGGTGATGATTTGCACGTTGGCGACCTCACTTTTTGCTATTGATATCGGCTATTTTCGACTCACAGCGAAAAAAGATCAACCATAAATGGATATTTATTACCTTAACGGTACGAATAGATATGAAAAGACCGCCAGGCGGCGGTCGGAGGTGAGATCAGGAGTAGAAAAAGGTGACTAACTCGGGCTTGGTGCGTACCCATTTACGGGCGCGTGATGCCTTGTAAAGCCCGTCCATCACGCGTTTGCCGGGCATCTTACGCTTTCCGGTCAGGTGCGTCTGGATGTAATGGGCGGTGGTTCCGGCCTCTACTGCAAACCGCTCGCGCTCATCCGGCGTCAGAGCCAGCCAGGCCTTTTTAAAATCAAACTGTGCGTTCTCGCTCATAGCTATTGCCTGATATTTATTTCAGATAATAAATATTCACCCAATCGGTAATAAAAATCAAGGAATGTTACCTGAAAGGTTCATTTACCTCTGGGGTAAATGCGCGATAATGAGAATCATCAAATCATTCATATAAGAGAAAATTTTCCTGCAATGAAAAGCATCCATGATATTCGTCGCGACAATTTAAAAGACCTGATCGACCGTGAGTTTAACGGCGTGCAGTCTCGCCTGGCGGAAAGAATGGGAACTGAGCCTAACCTGGTCAGCCGCTGGACGTCGGGAAAGAAGAATATTGGTGATGCGTCAGCACGCAAGATAGAAGCCGTCGGCAACAAGCCACGCAACTGGCTGGACGTGGATCACTACCTGGCGCTACAGGCTGATGTGCGCGATACCGTCGACACGTCAGAGATCGGCCTGGTGGCAGCGCATAACCTGAAATTATGGATGGGCCAGAACCGCGAGCTGTCATCGCAGCAGCGCGTAGCAGATGCCTCAGGCGTCAGCCAGGCGAGCATTAACCGCATGCTGCGTAACGAGGTGAGCATCACCATTGCCAATCTCGAAGCCATCGCCCGGGCGTTCGGTCGCCGGGCCTACGAAATGCTGATCCCCCCTGGTGACGCAACCGTCATCAACTATGACCGCCCTCGCTACGCATTGTTACCTGAAGGTGAGAAAGCTAAGATCGAATCATACGTTGATTTTGTGATAGTGCAGAGCGCAAGAATCGCCGAATAATTTCATATAAATCAAACAATAGCCCGCCATGTGCGGGTTTTTTTGCGCCTAAAATATTACCTTTCGGGTAATTTTTTATGTTCATAGCTATTGACTACCAATCACATATGGATAATTATTACCTCACTGGTAACGCACTTGAGGAGCACAGCAGCATGAAAACAGCTCATTACTATGCCAGCCGCGGCACTAAGTTCCTGGTGATCGGGGTAGACGGCAAGGTTACAGGCGAGCGCTACGAAGTTAGCGGTAAGCCTGAGGCGCGTAAGCTGGCTAAAGAGCTTTCCGCCAAAGCCTGGAATTTCTGAGTTAGCGCCCCGGAAACGGGGCTTATCACGGCACCAATTGTTACCAAAATGGTAAACACAAGGAGCGAAAAATGCAGTGGAGAATCATTAACGGTTGGCACTGTGTAACCCTCTCCGGGCTGATGAGCTGGAAGTTCCGCTCCCTCGGCGAAGCAGTCACCTGGGCTTTCACTACCAAAGAAGCCCGCAGCGTGGATGCACAGTGGAAACCAGAGTAACCGCAATGTGGCGCGGTAAGCAGTACACGGTCACAAGACTGGCATGCGGGTATCTGTGGCGCATGTCATCAACAACTAACCCGCTCAACGGTCAGACGCTGAATTACGACCAGATGATAAACGCGGGAATACCAACGGGGTATGAAGATGAAAGTTCAACAGCAAATGAAGCTTAAGGCGCTGATGCCGATCTTTGAACGCGATTACCGTCTGGCCGAGCAGCTGCACGATCGCCAGGTCGAGCTGCAGGAAACTCTGAAAACCGAGTACATCCTGCCCGCGTTCGACAACCTCCTGCGTGCCGGTGTGAGCCCTGAGATCCTCAATGTCGCTATGGAAAGCGTCGAGTTTGAAGAAACCCTGGCTGCATTCATCAGCGAACTGACCGGCATTGTCGGGCGTTGGGAAATGGCCGACAAGCTCGATAAAGAAGGTGACCACGATTGTGGAATGACGCTGCGCGACAAGCTGGCAGTTAACGCCATGCAGGGGCTGCTGCCGTCAGGTAACTATCAGGGGCCAATCCCACGCAGGGCCTACGAATTAGCTGATGAAATGATCATTGCCCGTGAGGCGTCATGATGCAGAACGTTGGCCAGCTTAATCGTGCCAAATATCTCGGCGGCAGTGATGTCGCCGGGATCCTCGGCATCAGTCCTTGGCGAACCCCTCTAGAGGTATATCTCGACAAGATTCAGCCACGTGAAAAGACTATCGATTTGAGCAAGCAGAAGGTTTTCACCCGCGGACAGCGCATGGAGCCATACGTTATCGATCTGCTGGCTGAAGAGACAGGACTGGAGATCATCCATCGCGGTAACCGTTACATCCACCGCGACTACGGCTTTATCGCTGCGGAAATCGATGCAGAGGCTGCCAGCGGTGAAAACATCGAGATTAAAACTGTCAGCCCATTCAAGGCTAAGGAGTGGGGTGAGGTGCAAACGGATGAAATCCCGGTGCACTACACCGCTCAGGCCATGCACGGAATGATGGTGACAGGTAAGCAGGTATGTGTGTTCGGCGTTCTCATAGGTGGTGATGACTTCCGTATCTACCGTGTCGAGCGTGACGAAGAAACCATACAAGCCATCCTGGAAAAAGAAATCGCCTTCTGGGATCGCGTAGTAAACCTCAATCCGCCAGATGCAACCAGCGTCAGTGACATCTACATGATGTTCGATAAGGACGCCGGAACCAGCATTGAGGCTGATGGAAAGGCATTAACGCTCTTTAACGATCTGCGTGACATGAAATCACGCTTTAAAGAACTGGAAGAAGAAATCGCTGTATCGGAAGAGAAGCTGAAGCTCTACATGCAAGAGCATTCAGTCCTGACACTGGATGGCAAGCCGATCTGTACATGGAAAACGCAGGTCAGTAATCGATTCGATCAGCAGGCCTTTCAGGTAGCACACCCAGGGCTGTTCGAGAAATTTAAAACTGCGTCTAAATCGCGCGTATTCAGATTGAAGTAAGGAGAAAAAATGTCTACCAACGCACTCAAAGCTGCGGCTATTGGCCAGCAAGTAACCAAACATGGTGAAAAGCCAACCACACTGGCTGGGCTTCTCGCTGATCCAAAAATTAAGGCTCAAATGGCCCTGGCTCTTCCAAAGCATATGACCGCAGATCGTCTGGCGCGCATTGCAACCACCGAGATCCGCAAGGTTCCAAAACTGGCAGCATGTGACCAGGCAAGCTTCCTCGGCGCAATAATGCAGTGCGCTCAGCTCGGCCTTGAACCTGGTGGCGCGCTTGGTCATGCATACCTGATTCCGTTCGATAAGCGCCAGAAGGTAAACGGCAACTGGAAAACCGTATCTACTGAAGCACAGCTCATTATCGGCTACCGCGGCATGATCGACCTCGCCCGCCGGTCAGGTCAGATCCTGAGTATTTCAGCACGCACTGTCCACGTTAACGACAAATTCAGCTACGCATACGGACTCGAAGAAACCCTCGACCACGTGCCGAGCGAAAGCGGTGATCGTGGCGAGTTAACTCATGTCTACGCCGTAGCGCGCCTTAAAGATGGCGGTGTGCAATTTGAGGTTATGAGCCGTGCTGATGTTGAAAAAGTTCGTGCGTTGAGCAAGGCAGGAAGCAGCGGCCCGTGGGTAGATCACTTCGATGAAATGGCGAAGAAAACCGTAATCCGCCGCCTGTTCAAGTATCTCCCTGTCTCCATTGAGATGCAGCGCGCCGTGGTAATCGACGAGAAAGGAGAAGCAGGAGTCAGTCAGGATAACGCGGCTGTTATTACAGGTGAATATTCGGTGGTTGATGAAGATGCCCCGGATGACGAAGCCGTGGACGGAAAGCAGGAAGATGCCCGTGCTTACATTGAGGCTCTTTTTAATAGCCTCGATACCTCTTCCCCTGATGCAAAGGCTTTGTTTGAAAAAATTGAGCAGGAGATAAAGGAACAAGAAAACACCCTTGGACACGAATTATTTTCCGGCTTCATGACGACGCTGAATGATCTGCGCCCTGAATTCAAATAACCACCGCGCGGCGCAGAACGCGCCGCACCACCTCAACGAGGAGTATCTATGAAAACTGCATTAAGCAAGAAGCAGGTGCTGGAGATGGTTCCGCTGTCGTGGAGCACCATCGATCGCCTGGAGCAGGCAGGAAAGTTTCCGCCGCGTTTTTACATCACCGACCGCCGCTGCGCGTGGAACGGCGATCAGATCGAGGAGTGGCTCGACAAGCGCCAGGCCAACAGCCCGGCAGAATTTACCGGAAAAAAGCCGCCAGTTGAGCAGCGCGTTTTCCGCCCCGTTAGCTCCGCTGCTGCGTGAGGTGCGCATCATGGCTAAGTCCCGTCTCGAAAAGCACCACGAAGAGAAAGTGTTAGCCCGGCCAGCGCCGGGCACGCCGGTGGCGGTAACCCCGGCAGCGATGGAGATCGAAAAGCTGGCTATCGCTCGTGAGGAGCGTGGCCAGTACCGCGTAGCGGCCAATCTCTGGCTGAAATGCATGGACAAAGCGCGTGGAGAGGTGGAGCGCTCCCGGATCGCCATGCGCCGCCAGCGCTGCATTGGTTTCAGCAACGGGCTGCGCCGTGGTGATTACAGCGGTATCAGCGCAGGCTGCGAGTGCGGGGTGATCTATGACTAACACCACCGATAACATCAGGGTCGGCAGCGTCACCCTGGTCTATTCCGTTAACCGCCGGGGCTGGATAGCTCCGCGCGGCAAGGTAATCAAAAACCCGCTGAAGGCGCAGCGCCTGGCGGAAGAACTTAACAGCAGGAAGGTAGCGTCATGAGCGATAAATACACCCTTATCTACGCTGACCCGCCCTGGGCGTACCGCGACAAGGCCGCCGACGGCGACCGCGGCGCTGGCTTCAAGTACCCGGTAATGGGAGTGCAGGATATCTGCCGCCTGCCTGTGTGGGATTTGGCTGCTGAAAACTGTCTGCTGGCCATGTGGTGGGTACCGACGCAGCCGGTAGAAGCGCTGAAGGTTGTCGAGGCATGGGGCTTTCGCCTGATGACCATGAAGGGCTTCACCTGGAATAAATGCGGCAGCCGGCAGCTCGAGAAACTGGTGATGGGCATGGGCCATATGACGCGCGCCAACAGCGAAGATTGCCTCTTTGCCATAAAGGGAAAGCTACCTGAGCGCATGGATGCCGGGATCGTTCAGTCGTTCACTGCGCCGCGCCTGGCACACTCACAGAAGCCGGATTACGTGCGGGAGAAACTGGTGCAGCTGCTTGGCGATGTGCCGCGTATAGAGCTGTTTGCCCGCCAGTCCTCCCACGGTTTCGACGTGTGGGGAAACCAGTGTTCATCCCCGGCGGTGAGCCTGCTGCCCGGCATTGCTGAGTTCATCAAAAACCAGAAGGAGCAGGCAGCATGAAGCTCGATGAGATCCATAACGTTGCAGTGTTCTTCAGCATGGGCGGTAAAACCCTGGCGCTGCGCATGACGCCAGAGCAGAAGAAAATCGTAGCCCTTTTTGCGCTTAATTCCGCTGTTGATACCGCTAAGCTTATCCCGGTTCCACACATGACGTTACCAGCAGATCCAGAAATGCAGGAGGCGCTATGACAGACCATCAGATCGCCGCCTGGTGCATTGGTTACGGCGTACTGCTGGCGCTTGTATGCGTCAGCCAGTGGCTCAATCTGCGCTGGCGGGAGGTGCGCCGTGACGCGAAGTGATATCGAGCGCTACGAACGTGAAAGCGTGATGCGCGCCCTGGGCAATCATCGCGGCCCTGGTGATGACGGCGCGCAGCAGCTCATCCGTAGCAGTGAGCGCCGCCGGGCGGCGCAGCCATCAGGTAAGAAGGTGAAGCAACGGGCGTGATTAATCACCTTTCTCCATCCACCTCTCATACTTAGCCGGAGAGAATGGCACCAGATCGGTGTGCTCCCCGGCTATCCACATGTCGATCATGTCGGCCCACTGCTGAAGCATATAAGTACGGCCATCTGCATACTCAGCCTTGTTATAAACAGCCCGCACGCCGCGCTGTTCATGGGCCAGCGCCTTTTCAATCCAGTCAGACGGGAAGCCAGCCTCATGCAGCAGGGTGCTGCCGGTGCGCCTCAGATCGTGTACCGTCATCGGCTCCAGTACGTCGCCATCTTCATTGGCCTGCGCTACTGCCCGGTCGATCACTGAGTTAAGAGCTGCATTAGACAACGGCTTGCTCGCGCTGAAACGCCCTGGCACCAGATACTCACTGCCACCAGCGCACATCTGCAGAGCAACCATAATATCTTGCGCCTGCCTGGGCAGATAGATAACGTGGTCACGCGATGCCTTCATCCTCCCGGCCGGAATCGACCATGTTGATTTGCGGAAATCGATCTCCTTCCAGGTGGCGAGAGTAAACTCGCTTTTCCTGACCATGGTGATCAGCACCAGCTTAACGGCAAGCTTCAGGGTTGGCATTGTGCCTACATCATCCAGCGCGCGGAATAGGACGCCGATATCTTCCGGGCTAAGGCTTCTTTCCTTGGGCTTGAACGTGGCGATAGCAGAGGGGTTTATAGCCACCGCAGGATTAAAGAAGCCGTGACCGCGATCGTTAGCATGACGATAAACACTATTTATTATCTGCCTGACCTGTATTGCCGTAGCACGCCCGCCGCGGCCGACGATCTTATCGCAGAGGTCTCGCACCATGCCGGTGTTGATCTCTGTCATCATTTTGTTGCCCAGTGCCGGAAGGATATCCCGGTCAATGACTGATTGTTTCATCTGCCTGGTGCTGTCCGCCAGGGTCACGTACTTCATGTAAGCGTCGGTATGAGCGGCGAACGTCTCTTCTCCGCGTATACGTCTGATACCGTCGCGTTTCGCCGCAGCTGGCGACTGGCCTGACTTCAGGAGCTTTTTGGCAGCGATTAATTCCTCTCTCGCTTCCGCCAGGCTGATACCGTCACGGCCATACTGCCCGATCACCAGCGTCTCTCTTCTCCCATTGATTCGGTAATCGTACCGGAACGAGACACTACCTGACGTGAGAACGGCTACATAGAGTCCGTCACGGTCTGAGACCTTATAGATTTTGTCCTGCGGTTTGAGGTTTTTTAGTTTGGTATCGGTAAGCAC